TGCACCGACTGGCCCAGCGAGCTGGCCGAGATGGCGCTGGCCCACTCTGTCGGTAGCAAGGTGGAACAGGCCTACCGCCGTGGTGACCAGCTCGAAAAGCGCCGCCCCATGATGCAAGAGTGGGCCGACTTTTTGACGCGCAAACCCTGAACCTTCAAAGCCATCACATACGCACGCGTATGCGCGTCTGCATGCGCGTGAGCGCCTTTCCAGACTGGCGGGGAGGGGTCGGGAAAAGTGTAATCCCAGTAATCAAAGCAGATACTTACCTGCAATCCCTTATGCAGCAATGATTTGCAAGAATGTAGAACTGTAATCTTTTAGTAATTCGAATGTAATCAATTACAGTTTGATTGAGTAATGTCGTTAGAAAATAAAAATCAAATAAATCAATGACTTAGTGATTGCCTGTAATTTCAATTACTCCGAATTACAAAACTCTGTAATCCAAAGAATCTAGGTTTCATGCGGGTTCCCAGGGTGTTTGGGTGGCTGATTGCACTGATTACACTTTTCCCGAACCCTCCCCGTGGCTGGATTTTTTGAGGGTCAGCTGCCTGGTTGCTGTTTGATTGGCGAAGTGCCTGCAATCCACGTCGTTTCCCGTCGCCAAAACCACGGTCACAGCGGCCAGCAAAGGCCCGCAGCCGCTGTTTTTGCAGGCGATCGGCAGCGCCGTCGAAAGCGACACACGAAGCGGGCGGGCGGGGCGGGGTTCCGAGCGCGCGCTGGAGGTGAAAGAGAGCCTGACCAAGGGTTTTTTGGTATTTGCTTCGGCTAAAGTTGATCTAGATGCGGTTTGAGGTACCTTCTTTGTGAACTACATGTTCTTGAGGCATGGATGTATTCACAAAAACAGGTAGTAACTGTATATTCATACAGTTCTATGAGGATCAGGGAATGACACAGCGTGAAGCCATTGCATTGACAGAGACAAAACACCACGTGGAGAAAGCGCACGCTCATATGTGCGCTTTATTTACTGCGCTCAATGGTGCGGGCGATACGCCTGTGCCAGCCTCTCAAGTGCTATTGTTGCTGGAGCCCGTCCAGTCCATGCTGGACAAAGCCACCGAAGAGTAAGCGGCGCTCGGGCTGGAACAAAAAAGCCCCGCACTGCGGGGCTTTGTCTTGGGCGCTGGCCCATCAGATCTCGGCGGTCACTTCAGTCCTTGGGGCGTGGGCTCATCCACGCCGGGCAGGCGATAGGTTTCAAAGCGGCAGACCTCTTCGCCCATGAAGTCGTTGATGGCTTGCGCCAGGTGCACCTGCAAGGGGTAGATCTCATTGCGGGCAAACACCCGCGTGGCGTTGACCACATTGCCGAAGGCTGAGCCGTTGGTGGGCACCACGCCAATTAGTTCCGCCGGCACGCGATGGGCGGCCAGCTGGTCATCGCGGCTGACGTTCTTGATGTTGAAGAACTCATCCTTGGCCGTCGCCTCCCCGATGGGCAGCAGCTGGATGCCGTCTTTCTTGCCGTTGGGGCTGTGAAAGAACAGGTTGCGGAAGTTGCCCAGCCCCCGGCTGGACTTCAGCGCATCCCGCAGCGCGTCCACGTCGCCTGCGTTGGTGGCGGGGTCGGTCAGATACAGAATGAAGCCCGCGTGGCTGCCATTGTTGTAATAGCGTCGGCGGAACAGGGTGGCCGATTCATTGAGGAAGGCCGACTGCAGCCCAGCCAGGTACATGGGCAGTCCGTACACCTCCTGGTTCACATCGGGCTGCAAGATGTGGCAGATGCTGCCGCGTGCAAAGCGGTGTTCCTCATTCCAGTGGCGCAAAAAGCCGAAGTCCTGCAGGTTGCGGTGGCGGCGCATGTACTTGGCCAGGCAGTGCTGCAGCTGCATGCCGCCGCCCAGCATGTTGCGCGGGCGCTCCAGGTAGGCATTGCCAAACACCAGAAAATCCAGGGCCACCTTGCCAAAGGTGGAACGCGACAGCAGCGGGTGCGGTACCAGGGTGCTGGTTAGCATCTGCGCCTTGAACTGGATGGCGCTGCCGTGGTGCACGCCCGCCATGGTGGCCTTGGCCAGGCCGTCAAAGCTGATGGGCACGTCATACCAGTCACCCTGCAGCCAGCACTGCACATAGTCCAGCAGGTTGCGCCGGTCCAGCACGGCTTCGGGGTCACCAAAGGTGAAGGCCTGCACGCCAGCCGATGGGTTCACAGTCGTTTCTGTCATCCAAAAATCTCCAGGGTTGCTTTGCCTTGCTGCACACCGCCCAGGGCAAAGTGCTCCAGGGGTTCGTTGTCCAGCGCATTCATGCAGGCCCACGCCAGATCGGCGTGGCCGGTCTCTTCGCTGCGCCCACTGGCATAGGTCACGGCGCGGCCGCTGCCCGTCATCTCGCGCTTGATCGCCATGAAGCTGCGCTGCAAATCCACGTCGCCCGCGTCAAACTCCAGCCGACCGGCCCGCATCACGCTTTGTGCCTTGAGCACCAGGCGGGTCTTGACATCCACGCTGTACTGCAAGGCCTTGGCGGTGGGGAAGAACTTTTTGACGATCTGGTACACCCCCTGGCCCAGCCCCGTGGTGTCGATACAGATGTGCTGCACGTTGTACTTTTGGGTCAGCTTGTGGATCTGCTCGGCCTGCCCCTCAAAGTCCGCACCCTTGAACTGCAGGCGCTCCAGCACGCGGAACTTGCCGCCATCCACCTCTGGGGGGGCCAGCACCACCAGGCCTGCCGCGTCCCCCGTGTGGCTGGGGTCATAGCCCATCCACACCGGCTTGTGCCCAAATGGGCGCAGGGCAAAAGGCTTGAAGTCGGCCCAGGCATCCCAGGCGTCCACATGGCAGCGCATCAGCTCGGCCAGCTTGAAGGTGGCAAAGCTCTCATCCACAAAGCCGCACATCAGCAGGTTGTCCCACTCTTCGTCGCTGTACTCAAAGCGCAGCTCGTCCAGGTCGAACAGGTCGCAGCCGCCGGCTGCCGCATCCAGCACCGTGCAGATCTGGCGCCAGATCTTGTCCTCCCCTGTGAAGCCGCCAGCCAGGCGGTCATGGCTCAGGTCCAGCTCAATGCGGTCGGCCTTGGCCCGCTTGCGGTTCACGCGGGCACCGCTCCAAAACGCATAGGCCTGGTGCTGCAGGCTGCTGGGTGTGCTGAAGTAGGTCTTGCGCCACTTCTTGTGCATGGCCATGCCGCTGGCCACCTTGTTCAGCTCGTCAAACTTGTGCGTCCAAAAGAACTCGTCAAAGTAAAAGTTGCCGTGGTAGCCCTGGGCCGTGCGGGCATTGGTGCCCAAGAAGTACAGCGTGGCGCCGTTGGGCAGCACGATCGGGTCGCCCTTGAGTTCCACGTCCAGCACCTCTTTGACGAAGGCCACGATGTACTGCCGAAAAATGTGCGCCTGCGCCCGGCTGGCCGACAGGAAGATCTGATTGCGCCCGGTCTCCAGCGCATCGATGAGGGCCTCCCGCGCAAAGTACCAGGTGGCACCGATCTGGCGGCTTTTCAAAATCGCCCGCGTACGCTCCTGGCTATTGCGCCACCAGGTCATCTGGTACTGGAACAAGCTGTCCATGAATGCGGACTTGAGCTTTTCCAGACCCTCATCCCCGCCCAGCTGGTTGCTGCGGTCCGGTGGGCGCTTGGGCCCAGCGTTGCGGGCGTTGATGTTGGGGTTCAGGTCGCTTTCACGCCCGGTCTGCTCGTACTTGTGCACGCGGGCCAGGCGCTCAATCTGGCGGCCCAGCAGGTCAATTTCTTTGAAGTCGCCGCCGGTCTTGGCTTCCTTGTTGATCAAGGTGCACAGCCGCATCTCCAGCGTGCCCTCCACCCGTTCCACCGGCTTGGCCTTGTCCCAGGCATCGGCCGTTTTCCACTCCTGCACCGTGGTGCGCGGCACGTCAATGTGCTCGGCAATGTGCGTCACGCGCCAGCCCATCCAGTACAGGGCACGGGCTTGGCGGCGCTTGTCCTGGCTGCGGTCGGTCAAGGCGCGCAGCACGTCCAGCTCGGCAGCTTCGGTGGCTGCAGCTTCGGAGTGAGGAAACGGAAAAGGATTGCGCTGCCCGCTGCGCACCCGCGTGCGCCGGTCAGCTGGTGTGCCAGTCATGCACCGCAGTGTGGGCGGCATTACGCGCGCGGGCACGCGCTTTTCAGCGTAGGCCGCCAACCCACAGCCAAAGCTGCTCGACACCCGATGCCACGCGCTTGACCATGGGGCCTACGCCAGCCCATCCGTCTGATGCGCAGGTTTTCAGCAGCCGATCAACCACCTTGAGCGAGTACACAGCCCATGCCCCAAAAGTCCAAATGGTTCCGCGTGGCCACCGAAGGCGCCACCACCGACGGCCGCGCCATCCAGCGCAGCTGGATTGAGCAGATGGCCAAAAACTTCATGCGCGGTCTGCTGCCCGACAGCGCCTTTGCCGCCCAGGGCGATGTGCTGGCCGTCAAGGCCGAAGAAGTGGACGGCAAGATGTGCCTGTTTGCCCAGATCAAGCCGCTGGAAAGCCTGATCGCCATGAACAAGGCCGGCCAAAAGCTGTACACCTCGATCGAAGTGGACCCCAACTTTGCCGACAAGGGCGAAGCCTACCTGGTCGGCCTGGCCGTCACCGACAGCCCCGCCAGCCTGGGCACCGAGCTGCTGCAGTTTGCCCAGCAACACCCCGCCGCCAGCCCCTTGGCCCACCGCAAGACCAACGCCAACACCCTGTTCACGGCGGGCCAAGCCTTCACGCTGGAGCTGGAGGAAGAAACGCCACCCACCACCGTGCAGCCTGACCAAGGCGTCTTCAACAACCTGGTCGCCGCCTTCAGCAGGGCCTTGGGCCTGGCTGCCGCCCCCGCGGCTCCAGCAGCCATCGCACCTGCCCCAACGGCTCCAGCAGCCTTCACGGCAGAGCAGCAGGCGGCCTTCACCCAAGCCTTGGATGGCCTCAAAGCCTTCGGCCAGCAGCAGACCGCTGCGATGGAGTCGCTGCGCGGTGAATTCAGCGCCCTGAACGCCAAGCACGCCGAGCTGGTCACCAAGCTCAGCCAGCAGGCCGCAGGCCCCGCCCGCCCCGCTGCCACCGGTGGCGAAGCCCACGCCCTGGCCGAGTTCTAAGCCAAGCACCCCAAGCCACCTCCCCACCCTCTTACTTTCTGAAGGAAACGCCCCATGCGTAACGAAACCCGCCGCGCTTTCAGCGCCTACCTGGGCCAGATTGCCGCCATCAACGGCGTGGCCGCTGAAGATGTCAGAAAAAAATTCAACGTCACGCCCTCTGCCCAGCAGAAGCTGGAAGTGAAGCTGCAGCAGTCCAGCGCATTCCTGGGCCGCATCAACATCATTGGCGTGGCTGAGCAAATTGGCGAAGCCCTGGGCCTGGTGGCCTCGGGCACCATTGCCGGGCGAACCGACACCAGCGATGCCGGCCGCCGTGCAGGCCGCGATGTGACCGGTCTGGAAAAGAACGATTACATCTGCAAGCAGACGGACTACGACACCTTCATGCCCTATGCCAAGCTGGACGCCTGGGCCAAGTTCCCCGACTTCCAGCAAAAGATCAGCGGCGTCATCGTGGACCGCTGCGCGCTGGACCGCATCATGATCGGCTGGAACGGCACCAGCGCTGCGGCCACCACCAACCGTGCCGTCAATCCCTTGCTGCAGGACGTGAACGTCGGCTGGCTGGAGAAGATCCGCACCAAGGCCGCGGCCCAAGTGATGGATGAAGGCGCCGTGGCCGGCAAAGTCACCTTCGGCGCCGCCGCAGCCGACTACAAGAACCTGGACGCCCTGGTGTATGACGCCCGCATGACGCTGGTGGGCGAGGCGCACCGCGAAGACCCCACCCTGGTGGCCATCGTGGGCAGCGACTTGATGCACGACAAGCTGTTCCCGCTGGTCGCTGACAACGACGCGCCCACCGAGAAGCTGGCCGCTGACATCGTGGTCAGCCAGCGCCGCCTGGGCGGCATGCAGGCCGTGGTGGTGCCCTACTTCCCGGCCGGCACGGTGCTGATCACCAGCCTGGACAACCTGTCCATCTACTACCAAGACGGCGCCCGTCGCCGCGCCGTGATTGAGCGCCCCGAACGCAACGGCATCGAGACCTTCGAAAGCTCCAACGACGCCTTTGTGGTGGAGGACTACAGCCGCTGCGCCCTGGTGGAAAACATCCAGGCCTACGTCGCACCCTGATCAGCCCCCGTCCCTTGACCGCTGACCACGGGCCGCTGCTGCCACCGCAGTGGTGGCCCGTGCCCCGCAACCCAACCCGACAGGCACAGCCATGGCACTGACCCCTGCCCAAAAATACCGCCAGCGCGTGCTGGCCATCCAGCAAGCGGCTGCTGCCGCGGCTGCCGACCCCCACGGCCCCATGCAAGGGTCCGAGCATGAGCTGATGCTGGGCCAGCTCCACGCCCACCTGCGAACGCTCAAAGGCATCCAGTCCGTGGAAAAGAAGATCGAAGCCAAGCGCAGCATGCTGGCCGACTTTGACAACTACGTGGACGGCGTGCTGGCCGCCGACGCTGGCGCCCAAGACCCCGTGCTCATGACCATGCTGGTGTGGCAACTGGATGTGGGCCACTGGCAAGCCGCGCTGCAGCTGGCCGACTACGCCACGCGCCACGGCCTGACCCTGCCCGACCAGTACAACCGCAATCTGGCCACTTTGCTGATGGACGAAGTGGCCGGCGCCGCCATTGCAGGCCGCCTGGCCGGTGCCGAAGCCTTGACCACCTTGGCCAAGGTGGACGCGCTGACCCAAGACCAAGATGCCCACGACCAGGCCCGTGCCAAGCTGCACAAGGCCATTGGCTGGGCCGCCATGGGAAAAACCAGAACCACCGACCTGAGTGCCGAGCAAATCAAAGACCTGCCGCTGGATCAAGTGCGCCTGGCGCACAGCCACCTGCAGCGTGCCATTGACCTGCACGCCCAAGTCGGCGGCAAAAAAGACGTGGAACGGCTGGAGCGCCGCTTGAAAGAGCTGCTGCCAGCCGATCCCAACTGAGCGTACCCCGCACCCTGGGCGGCTTGGGTTGCCACCCCCTCCAAGCGTGACTGCACGAGGCCAAAGCAACCCAACCACCGCCCACCTTATTCACCACCCCAGCAGCAGCCAAACCCATGAACCCAGGTTTCATCGTCACCACCGGCACCCCCATCCCGCCCAGCACCGAACCCGAAGCGGTGGTGGTCAACGACGGCTGGTTCCCCGACATGAACCCGCTGCACGTGCGCGAAGCCTGCCGCCTGGATGCCACTGTCACCCCCCAGCGCCTGCGCCCCGTGCTGATGGATGCCATGCTCAGCGTGAATGCCGAGCTGCAGCACTGGGCCGATGAGCAGCGCACCCGCTG